TCCTTTTTTATCCTTTTTAAACGCTAACTTTTACACGCTTAATTTACTGACATGAATATTTATTGTATCGGAAGAAACTACGTGGAACATGCAAAAGAACTTGGAAATTTATCACGTCAATTGCAAGTGGTATTGGATCGTTTGGGATTAAGTGTTGCTGGTCGAGATGATAAGCCTAGTATCACGGATGAGGTGACACCACTTGACAGAATCAAACAAAAACAGATTGATTGGGTCACCACTGCCCAGGATCGCGACTTCACAAACAACAAACCCAACTAAAGGCATTGAAGTAATACAACTTGCGCAAGAAATGGGTATGCCACTTATGCCTTGGCAAGAATATGTTATTAAAGATGCTTGCAAAATTAAATCAGATGGTACTTGGCAAAGTAAAACAAACTGTTTGTTAATTTCAAGACAAAATGGAAAAACAACACTTTTAAAGTTCAGAATACTTGCCGGATTATTTCTTTGGGATGAAAAGTTACAAATAGGTGCAGCGCAAAATCGAGATGTTGCACTAGAGACGTTCAGAAGTCTAATTGAACTCATTGATGGCTTTAGTTGGCTTACAAAAAAAGTTAAAGCAGTAACCAGGGCAAATGGTCGTGAAGAAGTTGAATTAAAAAATGGATGCAGATATAAAATTGTTGCACCAAGACCTGGATCAAGTCGTGGATTATCAGCAGATGCCGTTTATATTGATGAAGCACGTATGCATCAAGATACATCAGGATTTGCTGCAATGGCATATACATTACAAGCATCAAAAAATCCAAGTATGTGGCTAACATCAAATGCTGGTGATATTAAATCAGTTTTATTAAATCAAATCAGAGCCAGGGCATTACACAAAATTGAAAACAATACAGATGATGACATTGCTTACTGGGAATGGTCAGCAGAACCAGGATTAAAACTTTCTGATCGCAAAGGATGGATTCAAGCAAACCCAGCACTGGGTCACACAATTAATGAAGAAGTATTACAAGCAAGAATGGGTGATGATCCAAGAGTTATCCAAACAGAAATGCTTTGCCAATGGGTTGATGCCATAGTAAGCCCTTGGCCACACACTGCCTGGACATCTTGCCAACAACCAGGATTAAAACTTGTCAATGATCGTGAAACATTTATTGGTGTAGAAATAGCACCAGATAGATCCAGTTTTGCAATTGTAGGATCACAAATAATGGATGACAAACAAATCGCTGTTGCATTAATGGATATGGAATCAAGTGATGAAGCAATTGATGATTTAAAAATTGCTGATCGTGTAGCACAATGGGCTAAAAAATATCAAGCACCAATTGTGACATTTAATAAATTTAGTGGTGATGCTGTTGCAGCCAAATTAAGAATTGGTGGCATTGCAACTGAAACAATAAATGGTGCAAAAATTTATCAAGCGTCAGATGAAACCCTGGGCGCAATGGTTGGTGGTCGTTTAATACACGGAGGTCAGCCGGAATTGACCTCATCCGTAAATGCTTGTGTTAAACGTACAACTGAACAAGGCAGTTGGTATGTTTCTCGTAAAAAAGAATCAACACCGGCCATTGCAATGATCTTGGCAATTCACAAAGCACATCAAAGACAAAACAGCAGTGAATTTGGAGTCCTTGTGTCGTAGTACAATTATATTAAAAATATGAGATAATTGGACACTATGGGACTTTATTCAAAATACATTAAACCACAATTAACTGCTGCAATTGCACCATATAAATTTCCAGATACACCACTTTCACTTTGGGGATCTAATTTTGATTTAAATTCATCAACATATTGCACACGCAAAGAGGCTTTATCCGTACCAGCCTGTTCAAGAGCAAGAAACATAATCGTAGGCACAGCAGCAAGTTTAGAATTACACGTTAAAAGAAAAATGGATAAATCAAGAGTTGAACCAACACCATTAATTATTTCTAATCCAGATAAAAGAATGCCATCAGCAGTTGTTTATGGAATGACTTGTGAAAATCTTTTATTTCACGGCGTAGCATATTGGCAAATAAAAGAAATTGATGAAGCAACAGGCAGACCATCACAAATCCAATGGATAGATGCACCAAGAGTCCAACAGATATTAGATTCATCCGGTGAAATAGTAATCGGGTATCAATTAGAAGCACAGCGACTTCCAGCAACCGGAATTGGCTCATTAATTCAATTCACTGCAATTGATCCAGATGGTGTTTTAAATCGTGGTGGCAGAACATTAAGAACAGCAGCAGAATTAGAACGCGCAGTAAATCGTTATTCACAAGAACCATTACCAACAACATTATTAAAAGCAACAGCACCAATGGATTCTAATAAAGCAGCAGAAATGTTAAATGCTTGGAAAAAAGCCAGACAATCAAGAGGTACAGCGTTCTTATCAGAAAACGTTGAAATGACATCAGTAGGATTTAACGCTGCTGAATTGCAACTTACTGAAGCAAGAGAATACTTAGCAAAAGAAATTGCAAGACTTATGAACATACCATCTTGGTATCTTGATGCAAATACAAATTCAATGACCTATTCGAATGTTACAAGTGAAAGACGTGCATTAATTGATTTTTCAATTAGACCACTTTTAACAGCAATTGAACAAAGGCTGTCAATGGATGATATTACTGTTGGCACACAATTTGTGGAATTTGATTTGGATGATTTCTTAAGAGGTAATCCATTAGAACGTGCAGATGTTTATTCAAAATTAATTCCATTAGGAATTTTAACAGTTGAAGAAGCAAGAGAAGAAGAAGATCTAGTGAGGTAATTATGGAAATTAAATTTAGTTCAGATATATTAACAGCAAGTACATCAAAAAGAGAAATAACCGGTGTAATTGTGCCATTCGGGCGACCAGGTTCAACAAACCTTGGGGAAGTCGTATTTGATCAAGGATCATTAGTTGTATCTCAAGATGTAAAACTTTATGAAGATCACGATTTACAAAAAGTTCGTGGCCGTATGATTTCACACGAAGTCACACCAATGGGTATTGTTGCAACATTTAAAGTTGCTCGCACAACTGCTGGTGATGACATTCTTGCATTGGCACAAGATGGATTAAAGTCAGGTCTTTCAATTGGTGCAAGTATTGATCAATACGAAAACAAAGATAATCAAGTTATTGTTACTGCTGCAAAAATTGTTGAAGTATCTGTTGTAGATACACCAGCATTTAGTGAAGCACAAATTACAGATGTCGCTGCTCAAAAAGCAGATGAAACAGAAGTCACTGCAACAAGCGCAAGTGATGAACAAACAAATCAAAACGAAAGTGAGGAATCTTCTATGAATCCAGAAGAAACTCCAAAGGTTGAAGATGCTGCGCCAGAAGTTGCAGCAGTTGAAGCCTCAAAAGCACAAGCACCAGTTGCTTATGCAAAACCAAGAGTAAATTTAAATGTGACTGCTGGCGAATACGTCAAAGCACAATTTAATGCAACTCAAGGAAATCAAGATGCACGCGATATGGTTGCAGCAATTGATGCAGCAACTACATCAGAAAACATTGGCGTAGTACCACCAACTTACTTAAGAGATCTAATCGGAATCATTGACAATTCAATGCCGTTTGCAGATTCTTTAGAACAAGGTGTATTGCCTGCAAGTGGAATGAAATTTTATCGACCAATTCTAGGTGCTCAAGCAACTACTGCTGTCACTGCTGAAGCAGTCGAATTTGATTCAACAGATACAGCAATTACTTCAAAAGAGATTGATGTAGTCAAGATAGCCGGCGCCAACAAAATAAGTGTAGAACTCCTTGATAGGAGCGACCCTGCTTATCTAGATGTATTGTTAAGAGAATTAGCAGCATCTTGGGCACAAAAAGCAGATGCATATGCATTTAGCATTGCATTAGCAGCACCAGGAACTTCATCTGGCGCAACACTATATGCAGCAATTGCTGATGGTATTGCAGATTCTTATGCAGTACTTCGCAAAACTCCAAATAGATTCCTTGCAGATACCGGAAACTTTGCTGAATTATTAGCAGCAGTTGATGGATCACAAAGACCACTATTTGCAGCAGCAGCACCACAAAATGCAGCAGGTCTTATGACACAAGGATCAACAAACGGAACAATTGCAGGATTGGGCTTAGTTGTAGATCCAAACTTTGACACTGGTACAGGCGTAAAAGGTGTAGTTTATTCATCTGATGCAGCCACAATGTACAAGTCAAGTGCATTCCAATTAAGAAGCAATATCGTTTCGACAGGTGAAGTCGAAATCGGAATCTACGGATATGTAGCCACTTGTGCAAAATATCCAACAGCATTCAGAAATATCACTGTTGCTTAATTAGGACAAAGAGTTGCCTGGCAGGTTAGACCCCTGTCCTGCCAGGTAACACCAAACAAAAGGATTAAAAATGGCAAGTATTGTTACAGCATCAGAACTTCGTGCAGTGCTCGGAGTCAGTTCAAGTTTATATTCTGATGCAATACTTACAGAAATTATTGACACTGCTGAATCAGTAGT